TTTCTGCAGAATCAGCAATTGTCTGTGTTCTTCTTCTGATATCTCCTCTTGCCTGAATATAATTTGAATCAATTGTTGAGAGATCTTGTCGTGCTTGAATGTAAGCAGAATCAATATGATCAGTGTTTGCGGGTGGTGCTAGTCCTGCTTTTATATCTACAGTGTCACCGTCTCGAGTCAGTATGCTTGCAAATAATCTAGCTTTTGATGGCATGGTTATGTCCCTAACTTAATGTATTACCGGTAACGTCGAAAGTGTCGGTAATTGATCCTGTAGTAGCATCAACTGTTTTCAATTCGAAATAACTAAATCTAAATGTCGCAGTAAATGTAATAAATTCTGTACCAGCTGCAGTAGATTCAAATTGTATATCTCCGAGAGATGTTGGTATAGCATCAATATATCTGAATTGATTTGTTAAATTATTATGACTTGATAAGATTGAAAGAGTAATATCTGCATTTGTAGGTGGATTACGAGTCGTACCACGATTCATAAAACCTTGACCTTCCATATCTGTAACCTGGTTTCTTTTTAACCAGTTATACATTTCAGAATAACTTTCCATATTTTCATCAAGAAGAATATTACAGGAAAGTTCATTAATCGTGAGTGATTCTCCTGGAAAAGGTATTGACTGCAAACGTCTTACAGGCATTTCTGCTGCTGGCATGATGAGACCGGGATGTGTGACATTTTGACAAAAGAACTCAAGATTTGGAAAGTTCTTTCGATCAATAATCAGTTTAAAACTGGTAGGTTGTAAATAATTAAAGTTTGTTGTAAGACTCATTTTATTTCCTAAGCAGAATCATATTCGATAACACCGTTAAAGTTATAATGCGGTGAGGCATAAAATTTTGTTTCTGTTGAGAAATTAAACTCTCCCGGATGGTTGTACCCTTGATTTCTATGCCTGCTAAAGCCATATACATTTGCACCTTGCCCATGTCTCCAATTTTTGGTGGTAAAGTCAGCGTTATCTGAATCTTTAGAATATATGACTAGATTGCCTATGTCATCAACATAAGTTCCTGCGGAACCAATTTGTCCTCGACTGCCTACTAATATTGTGTTTCCGCTAGGACTGATACCAACTGCTGCTCCGGAGTACCATGGGTAATTATAAGCTCCATTTCCATAATCGGCATTCCATTGAGTACCACCAAATCCTGCTGTACCATGACAATCTTGTGGTACAAGAACCTGTGATATAGACCAAGTATCTCCTGATCGGTCCATAACAAATGCTCCACCTAAACTATAAGCATTTCCACTTGCATAACCATGCATATATGGCGCACCGGCTACTGCTCTTTGACCATCATCACTTATTGAAACGTTAGCACCAAAATTTACTCCAGTAGCATTTGATGCATCAATATAAGGAACAATAGTTGATCCATCATTATATTTTGCTCCATGCCAGACACCTGGATCAACCTCTAGGTTACCTATATTGGACCAAGTAAAGTCATTTGCACTATCTCTTTTATAAAAAGAGACACCACCCATGTACTGGCTTGACCAAGAACCGGTACCTCTTCTGTATACCTCGCCAACTGCTAAGGTCAGACCGTCTCTCGAGAGAGCTAAACTTTGGCCAAAATAGCCAGACGCAGTTGCTACTGGACTTGTAATAGTTTGTCTGTGTGTTACGGCATTCGATTCTGTTATCTTTTTACTTTTATCTCTTGTGACAAATTCGACTGCGCCTGCCGAGGAAGAACCGTTATCTGCATATTTATTTGACCATACAATAACGGTAGCAGAATCATTACATACGACTTGATTCGCATAACCGTCACCTACAATCTGTGAGTTAAAGAAATCTGTAAGTCTGCCTTTGTAATGACAAGTGGATGTATGAGAACCTGAACCAGTGTTATAAGTTTGTGCTGTAAATTCAATATCGCTATCGGATACTTCAAAAACTAGAGGTCCAAGAGTATATCCTAAAGTTCCTCCAGCATTTTGATCCGCATTACTATTTGTGCCACCAATAAACAAGTAATAATTACCAGGACCTCCACCACATGCCCCTCCTGTACCTAACATTGAGTTATTATTTCCATAATAGGTAGGATTACCGCTTAGATCGGTTTTACCTGTTAATGCAGTACCAGCTTCTTGCTTTGGATCAATGAAACTAGCTGATGATACAGTTCCTATAACACCATGCTCATTTCTTTTCAACATAGAAAATGCACTAGACCAATAGCCACTGCTTCCAGTGTAGTACTCATATGAATTTCCAAGAATACCGATGCCGTTCGTTCTGTCAAAATACGTATCAAGGCCAAAAGTGTATCCATATGCCATGCCGGCAGTACCCATATTTCTTTCACTCACACTATCATAGTTAGTAATAGGTATTCCGTATTGTAAATCAAAGGTAACGGCATTAGATACGGTAGATGCTCCATCATTTACACTAAATGTGACAACACCTCTTTCTGTAGTTGCATTCGCTTCTGATTTAGGTGTAATCGTAAATACTGATGAGTCTTGCGTTATTGTGGCCATACCATCAAAGTCTGTATTTTTACTAAAAGCAAAAGTAAGTACAGCAGCTGAATCAGCATCAGTGGCCGTAAGCTTTACAGTGGTTGCTGCACCATTTTTAGATAAAGATACAATGCCTTCTGGACTTACATTTAAGGTTGGAGCCTGATTTGTTGGAGTAACAGGAAACCAACCTGTACCAACCGAATAGTACAACTTGTTATTCTGTTCAACATACCCAAGACTTCCTTCATTTGCTGAATCTGATGCAGGAAGATCTGATAAGAGAGTGTATGATGTTACACCACCTCCTCCGCCACCTCCTCCACCAGCACGGGCTGAAATATATGCTGAATCGATTAGAGCAAGCACTGCAGCAGAATCTGTACCACCTAAAGTTTCTACAGTAGAAGAATCGTAAAAGTTCGCTTCAATTTTAAGACCAGTTGCGCCTAGAAGACTTGCGATATTTCTATTCTTGCTCATATAACATTTCCTTCAAAAATACTTTACTCTATTTATACAAAAATGGTGTTAAAAAAAGAGGCAGCCGAAGCTGCCTCTCCTTTTCAAGAAGTATTATCTTATGCGCCGAGGATGTTATCCACGCGGAAGATACGGTAGTACTGGTTTGTCTTAGACGCAGCCAGACCATCACGACCAGATGCATTACCTGTATCGACGAATGGGTTTGAAACCATGCCGTAACGAGTTTTGAATCCAATCTTTGGCTGGAATGTGTCTTCACCAACCGCACGAACCATTGTTAATGGTACGTATGGGCAGTAGAACAATCCGGCATCGTATGGGTTTGTACCCTTATAGCCAACGTTAATGAAGTCTTGTGTGGCATATGGGTCGATGTACACACGCATGCGACCATTCAGTACACCCGCGAAGGTGTTTCCTGTGTCGTCTACGTTCAGTGCTGTTGACATTGCAGGTGCGTAGTCCAGCATGCCTGAAGCTGCGAGAGCAGAAGCTACGTCTGATGAACAGACGATAAAGTTACCTTTACCTCTCCGTGTCTCTTTAGCAATTGCATTGGCTTCACGCTCAATCTGCATGATCAGACCTTTGAACTTCTCAACTGACCAACGACCATCGGCATCTGTCTGTACGTCGAAGATACCATTGATTGCTGTGTTAGTTGTGTTTGCACCAGTCTTAGCTTGTGAGTTGATTGTACGTACAACTTCACGGTTGATTTCAGCCATGATTTCTGTTGACAGAATGTTAGCCAGCTCTGTCTCAGCATCCAGACCATGAATTGCTTTCAGGTCTTGTGCCAGTTCCAGAGTGTATTCTGCTTTCAGTGCACGTGACTTGGCAGTCACAGTTGCTTTTTCAATGGTGAAGCCCATTTCAGCAAAGTCGGATGCACCTGTTGAACCAAGTGCTTCAGCTTTTGCTGTAGCCATACCACCACCGAAGTCAGGACCTTGACGCTCGTTATCGATGCTTGAGTCAGCATTTGCGTCTGTCTTATCGCCAAGACCAGAAGCGTCTGAGTCTTGTGTTCCGGCTGAGTCGCCAGAGAAGCCTGTGATTGCTTCGCCGAACAGAGCTTCGTTGCCTGCAGTTGCACCTGCACGAGTTGTCTCGTACTGTGACTTCATGGCAAAGATTAGACCTGTTGGACCAGACATTGGCTGAACGCCGCAAATGTCATAAGCCATCAAGTTTGGCATTGCACGACGGACAAGAGCGATAAGAACTGGGTTCCAGTTCGCTACGTCCGCAGTTGAGTTTGCTGGGACCGCTTCATGAAGCTGAGCTGCCTGCTCTTTCATTTCGCGCTCTTGGTTTTCCAGAACAGCTGCTGTTACAGCTTTCCGGTGCTGATCTTGAATAGTGCCTGCTGACTCTTCGTTCAGTACAGGTGCCCACTTTTCAATCAGCTGATCGTAAGATACGGTATTCATTATTGGACTCCCAATTATTTGTTAGTGCGTTTAATCGCGTTAAGGTACTGAGCCATAGAATCAGAAGCTTCGATTACGGCTTCACCGTCATCTGTTTCTTCTTCAATGTCAGCAGACTCAGTTGCTTTCTTTGTGAAGTATGATTCTTTGATTGTGGAAACTTTTTCTGCAAATGTTTCTTCATCTTCAAAATCAATATCTTCGGCAAGTTTTTTCAGCTTTTCTACCTGAGTTTCAGCAAGACCTTCTGCTGCTTCACGAATAATTGCATCGCGCTTCAGTACTTCAAGTTCTTCCTGCATTTCAAGTGACTTAGCAATTGCAGTGTTGTGAGCTGTTTCCAGTTCTTCAACTTCTGCGGCTAGTTCATCGACTAAGTCGACTTTAGACTCAGGTACTTCGATGTATGACTCTGTGAACAGATCTTTCAGTGAAGTCATAAACTTCTCTGCAATTTCTGTACGTAAGCCGGTTTCGATAGCAACTTTGTTGTCTTCCATCCACTGCTCAACTACGTAGTTAAGGTAATTGTCGACCTTTTCAACGAGATCTGCTTTAGTTGATTCAACTTCTTCAGCAAGCTCTTCGTTGTATTTTGTTTCGAGACGATCAATCTCTTCAGACAGCTTTGACTTAATTGCTGCTTCAAAGATTGTTTCTGCTTTCTGCTTGAACTCATCAGACAGTGTAGCTTCCTCATTGATCAACGCATTGAGATCGTCTGAGAAATCTGCTTGATAGTCAAACTCTTCTCCTTCAGCAATTGCTTCACCGTCGAAAGTATCTGCATCTGTACTCTGCATTAGAGTTGACAGAACGCCAGATAGTTTTTCTTTCGGCATACCCTGCATTGCACCAACAGCAGCTGACATCATACCAGCTTTTGTCTTTGGCATCGGGTCCTGCTTAGTGTTGTCACCTTTACGAGCCGGAGCTTTCTTGGTGGCTTCACCTGCGGTGTCGGTAGCGCTTACTGACTGAGCTTCTGCATTTTTCGGATCGTGAGCTTCTTCCACAACTTCGTCTTCAGTTACTTCGTCATGGAGTTCGACATCCTGATCTTCAATTTGATTTTCATCAGTCATAATTGACTCCTACATGTTAGATTTGAGTAACGAGAGGAAATTCTTAAACTCACGAACCTGTGTCTCATAGAGGTCGGCACGTGGAGCTTTCTTAATTTCAGTCTCCATTTGTTCAATGTGTTTAGCTTCAATGATGCCGTTGTTCCATACCCACTCTACACCTTCCATAACCCCATTAACAAAAGCTGAGGGTGCAGATGGATCTTGTACGATGTCAACTGCGTTCAGGAGAAAATCATCCTTCACATACATCGCGTCACCACGTCTTTCTAAACTGCCCATACCACGAGTCGAGACGCCTAATCGAACGCCGCCATCGAGAAGACCTTTTACGATCTGTCCCATCGGAGTTTCCAATATAGTCGCCTTACCCACAACATCGTTACCTTTAAAATCTAGGCGTTCGATCTTGTGAGAAACTTTGTCTAAATTAACAGTCGGTCCTTCAGGGTGATTTAATTCACCAACAGCACGTCCTTTTGAAACTTGCTCTGTATTGTATTTGTTTAGAGCACTTTCCATGACGGGTTTTGGATATATACGACCGTTACGATTCTTTGCTTCTGCTTGCATGAAGATACCTTCGATGGCATATTTCTTATTGCCCTTCTCATCAGCCTCTGTTAAGACTTCGAGATTGTTCTCAGTATATTCTGCAATCAGTTTCATTTTTTTAATACCTTTATAAATTCGGTAGCGGCTTTTTCAGCCTCTGCCTTTGACTTATAAGCGTCTAAACGATCACCATCTATATAGGCCACAAACATGCGGCGGTCTTTATAAATCATGATCTGGATCCGACCTATCTTTTTGTTTAGAACAAGTTGTCCTGCAGGTCTTCTTCCAGTTAGTTCTCTTAATTGATCAAAGGTTTTCATATGTTACCTTTATTTATACTTAAGTTACTTTCCACTAAGACTCATTTTCGTCTTCTTCATATTCTTCGATATCATCATCTAGATCTTCTTCAGAATCAAATGCTTCCTCTTCTTCGTCATCGTCGGACTCAAGTTCTTCCTCTTCAGTCTCTCCTCCCGATTCAGACTCATCTTCTCCTTCAAGGTCAAGGTCGAGCTGCTCAGCACCATCCTCATCCCCCATGACGTCATCTTCATCTCCCATGGCATCTTCGACTCCATTATAAATTTGATCTGCTAATCTTATCTTTTCTTGATCAAGGACGTCGGTCATCTTTACAGACATTATATCCATAAAAGTCTTATTCGCATCATTATAATCTTGACCAATAGCGTTATTGATCAGATCTTTTACTGCTTCACTCATTGTTCATCTCCTGCTACAGGTTTAAGTTCAAAGCGTTGTGCTGGTGGTGATGTATCCTGTTCTTCTTCGTCAGTTTCTTCTTCACCTTCACCGGCAATATCTTTTTTCATTTGTTCAATAGTTTCGTCATCAAGCATAAGTACATTCTTCTGTACCCATTCTTTTGAGAAATATTCGCCTACGTATTGCTGTATCATATCCATAGACTGTAGTCTTTCACGAAGCATTTCTGCATCACGAAGTTCTGCAAAATGGTTGTCCTTTACATAGTCAACCGTAATATCGTTCTTCCACTCTTCCCAATCTTCTTCAGTGATAACACCTTTCATCACTAACTGTTTCTTGAGAATACCATAGAAGAGATGTGAAAATCTCATACGAAGTCTGTCAATAAACTTTTGAAACTTAAGTTCATCGCGATTAACTTCGGTAGATCTACCTAAGAAACCTTGTACGGCTTCTGTATCCATGCGAGAGATCGGCACGTTTAATGACCGATACATTCTCTTTTGAAAATATAGAATGTCTTCGATTTGACCAAGGTTCTCACCGCCAGGTAAAGTGGTAATCTCTGTCCCTCGACCACCTTCTCTACGCGGCAACCAAAAATCTTCGAGCAACGATTGATGTTTACGATCGTCTCGTATCTCGCCAGTCTTGGCATCGTATACAAGTTTGTTACGATACTTTGCCATAATGTCTTTCATATATTGTTCTGACTTACCTCGAGGTAAGTTACCAACATCAATATAAAAGATACGGCGCTCAGGTGCACGTGCCAAACGATAAATGACAAGTGCATCTTCCATCATTCGTAGTTGATTAATTGGCTTTAATGCTTTATGAATATGTGATACAATTTTTTTACGATCTTCTGTAAGAAGACCTGATGTAACGTAAGAAACAGAATCGTTTGTCATCTTAATACCAGAAGTTGACTGACCTGGCTTTTCTTGATAGATAAAGAACTCTTCTGTTTTTTCTACAATCTTAGCTCCAGTGATCGGATCTTTCTTGTATTTTACTTTCTTGACCTTCCGCATTTTAGCAGCGTCCATAGGACGAATCTCTTGAATGCCTTCTTTTGGTCTGTCTTCGTTTACTACAAGATGATGATATAAACGGCCGTCAATATACCAACGTCGGAAGATATCGTGGCCTAGTTCTTTAAAGTTCAACATAGCATAAATGTTATCGAACTCTTCTTTAATTAATTTTTTGACTCGGTCTGGTGCTTGAACTTCGTCAAGATTCAGTTCGAGTGTTTGACTCATCTCACTACCGGTAATTGATTCATTAACAATGTCTTCGATTGCAGCATCAACTTCAGGATGCATTGCATTACCACGATATTTCATAATCAATTGATAATTATCTTTTGAATCGTCGCCGTCTAGATTCAGATATTGTCCATAATGTGTACCAGCAGCAGTTGCATAACTGCCACCTTCGTCGTCACGTGGCGGAACGACAGATGGAAGCTTTTTGTCTTCAGCATCTTTTCTGGCTCTTTTAATTTCAAAGCCAAATAGTTTTAAACCATCATTTTCTGCCATTTTATTATCCTAGCTAGAGAAAGCTAGCCGAAGAGATTTCCGGCTAGCTTACTATTTATTTAGGTTGTGGTGTTTGATTCCCAGTACTGGAATGCCCAAGTACAACTGAATCTTTCAATCTGATCATTGTCTGCATATGACAGAGCAATCGGTGAAAGATCTTGTGGATATGCTCCACGGAAGTTGTATGTTTTGAGTATGTCACCACTACGATCAAGCTGTTCAACCTTGAGATCAGCTTCGTATGAAATCGGAACTGAAAGACCGGAATTTGCAGAGTGTGCATTAATACCGTTCATCCAACGCTCGATTGCATCGCGAATCGCAAAGTCAGTATCATTGATGATTGTTGTTGTCCATTCTGGGAATGTACGGTCACCAGCCATCTTTAATACACGACCTCTGAAGTTTACTGGAATCTGACCGAAAGTCGATCCAGGAAGCTCAGCTGCTTCACAAAGAAATGATGTTAATTCAGGATCACCATTTGCGAAACCTGGATAGTTGATCGTTACCTGAAAGAGGTTAGGGCGTGCGCCACCGCCTCTCAGCTTTGACTTAAAGTCATCTACTCCGAGAATTGCCATTGTTCACTACCTCCTTACACTGTGCCTACGACTTCTTCGAAGTCAACACCGGTACGAACAGCTACAAAGTTCAGAGTAACGTAGTTAATTGAACGAGCAGGCTTAATAAAGATATTAGCAATAAACTCGTTACGATCGACTACAGCCGGAGTGTTATTTGTTTCATCACAGACGACTCTAAAGTCTGTAATACCACGACGGCCTTGTACCTCACGAAGTACTGGTTCTACGATATTGACGAACTCAGCTCGAGTAAACTCATCGTTAAACTCGAACATGACTTGTTCAGCTGCGCGACCAATTGCTCTTTCAAGGACAAGGAACAAACGACGTACATTGATTCGGTCAAATGCTGAAGGACGTCCGAGCTTCGTCTTATCGCCGAAGAGTAACACGCCTTGACCTGGAATATTTGCAATCGGATTTACACTTGCCTTGTACAGAGTATCTCTCTGTGCTTTAGTTGGTGAGTATGCGATTGCTGTGATTCCGAGGTATTGACCACGCCGTGAACCTGCAGGTGAGAACCATGGTGCACGATTAAGATCGGTAGCAGCCATGATACCAGCAGTTGATGATGCAGCAGGAATATTGATATACTGATCATTGTACTTATCATAAATCTTCAAGAAGTTTCCGTCGTTGACGAGATATGATGAGTTTGTGTATGTGTTTGCTGTCGCTACAATGTTATTTGTCATTGTCGCTGTGTTTGTAAGACCAAGAACATCTGTACGTGCAGGTGATGCTGCAACTACACAATCCTTACGAAGTGATTGTGCTGTTGAGATCAAGTCGTTTACAATTGTTGTTTGATCTGTACGTGAGTTCATTGAAGGTGAAATCAAGAAATCGATTTCTACAATGTCTTTATCTTCGTACAGGTCATAACCCTGCAGATATTCTGTTGTACCAAGCATTCCAGAATTTACACCTTGTGCAAAGTTAAAGTCTGTATCGCTATTAAGTGCGGTCATGAATGTGTCACCAGAATCGACATATCCATTGCCACGAGCTGCTTGGTAGTCTGAGTCCCAATCAACCATCCAAACATATTCGGAACGGTTGTTGATAATATCCAGACCATAGTTAGTTGTTCCATCTGCGTTCTTTGCGTCTGTTGCCATTGAAACGAATGGATATGTTTCGAGTACAGTACCTTTAGTTCCTGTAAACTCGCCATTCTTATCAACGATGACCATGTGAACTTCGTCATTTGCAGCGTTACGATCTGATGCATAGTCTGATGTACCAGGTGCAGCATCAAAATCGCTTGCATATGACCATGCATTAAATGCAGAATCACTCGGCGGACAGATTGAAACTTGAAGTGAATTACCTAACTCGCCTGGAAAACGAGCGATAAATGTATGTGAGTCTGAATCAAGAGCTGATGTTTGTGCATTCCAGTCTTGTTCATTCTTTACTAATTCGGTTGGTAGACTTCCATCGGAATCTGTTGTTAACTGACCACGTGTTGAACGTGCATTTAGCGCAGATCCATCTACTTCTCTTGTTACAAACAGTGAACCTGAGTAACGTAGAAAGTAAACAGCCGAATGGAAATCGATGGTATTGTCCGAGTCAGGCGAAGCAAAGGTATTTACAAGAGTTGCCTCATTGTCTACCAGTACTCTTTCTTCGGCAGGACCCCAACGATAGTTGCCAACAATTGCGCCTGTAGTTGACTGTACGTTCGGAACGCCACCAGTCAGATCTATTTCTTTGACGACAACCGCTGGACTTGCAGACGGTGTTGAAAGTGCCATTTTATCTTCCTTCGATTAAAAATTATATGGTTCCATAATACGATTAGTCAACTTGCTATTATTTATAACTTTGTTACTCTACAGATCTTCAGGTTCAAATATGAATCGTTGTGTGTCTTCTTCTCGTATAGCCCACGGATCGTGCTCTCTTTCAATTGCATTAATTGCTTCAGTACCATCATCAATAAAACCAAATGGTACTACATCATCTTCGATTTCTTTCATTTTTTGTTTAAAGAGCATGTCTTTAAGATTAATATCAGTCATATCGGCAAAGTATTGAGTCGAAACAAAATAGCCAAACAATACAAGATTCATCATTAAATCGTCATGATTGCCTTCAGTCGCTTCGTAAGACTGACCTCTTGCTTCAAATGTCGAGATCTCGAGAATTGTATTTTCGTCTACAATTTTGAGTTTATTATTTTCGAGAATGTCTTTGATGGCAGAACAGCCAAGACGTTTTGTTTTTCGATTAATTTCAATTCCTAATGCATTTGCTTTTACTGCAGATTCAACATGCATATTCTCATATTCTAAATCGTGGTAAAGTCCATTACATACAACTGAACCTTGATCATTTGATTCAATTACAACATAAGCATCATTGTAGACTTTTGCGTACTTATATATAATGTTAGGGAAGAGTATTGGAGAAATAGTGTTGTTGCGATATACAGCAACCTGTCTAAACGGGCGAACGCTTATATCGATCAAGTTGAATGTAGAATAATCCTGGCCTCTTCCCTTGCTTACATCAACGGTCATGATATAATCTTTTTTCTTATCAGGCTCCTCGTATACTTTAAGGTGCCCACCTTCTAGAAGCTTCTTATAACGACCTGCTCTGAATCCCATTAATGTTTCTGCATTAATGAGTGTATCACCTGTACCAAAAAATGTATTGCCAAATTCCTGGTCAAATTGTAATTGACTCGTATTTGATATAGTTTGTTTTTTCCAATCTTCGTCTCGACCAGGTACATCCCACCAATCAACTCGAAAAGATTGAAACTCATTTACATTTTGTACCGCCCCTTCCCAGATCTTATGAAATTGATTCCCGATTCCGTTTGCCGTCGAGGTGATGATAACTTTTGTGTCTTTACCTGCTGAGACAACCGGATAGGTAGAAGTGTAGAACTCAGCTGCACGCTCAACGAAAGCAAACTCGTCAAGATAAAGAAGGTTGACAGACATACCGCGTATACTAGAGCCAGAAGTAGCAGCAGCAATGATCCGAGAATTATTACTAAACTCAAGAGAACCTTTGTTAAGAGCCTTTGACCCAGGCTGCAGAAAGAACGGAATATTCTCGAGCATAAGCGTAATCCTCGATAACATTTCACGCGCAGTAGCGCCTTTGTTAGCGAGTATAGCGATCGTCTTTTCTGGGTTGAATAGCGCATACCAGAGTAAATATGCACACGCTGATATTGATTTGCCAGATTGACGACATGCGAGAACGACATTAAATCTATTTTCCTCAAAGTGTTTAAACATCTGCTTTTGATATGGATACAAATGAAACGGTACAAGACCAGCATCAAGAGCAATTACTTTCACATAATTTTCAGCAAAGTGTACAGGATTATTCATACACTTCTTATATTCTTTTAGAAGATCAGGTGTCCATTTTTGTAATACACCATCTCTTTTTACATTAGGATTTCCGAGATATGACTCGTTCTGGCTCAGCATCTATAACATCATCTTGTTTTAACATTTTCTGTATATCGGTAGTAGAACCAAGAAAGTAATTATTCTGCTGGTTCTCTACTTGTTTCACATCATCTTTTCTATCCATCTCTTTTTGTTTCTTATTAAGATCCATAAGTCGATCATTAACATCAGAAACGTTTTTAATCATGCCTGATAAAACTTCATAAGCTCTTGGATGCTCAGATTCGCGAGCAACCTCAATCATATTCTCAAGAGCATCTTTACCTTTTTCGATCAGCTCATAATATGTTTCACGTGAGTAATCGTAATCACTACTTACATTATCTTTTTCATTACTCATAACACATTCCTATGGTTTGGCCGGCCAATCTACATTTGGCCAGTCAGAATCAGCAGGCAAGTCTCTTAATGCCTGTCTGTAATTTGTTTGCGCAGAAGTCATGGTACGATCTGATACTGCCCACCAATCAGTTTCATCTAGTAACTGGTTTCTAATAGCTCTCATCTCAGAAGAATCAACAGTGTGAGTGGCAAGTGCAAATGCACTACCGTCATAGGTTCCGCCTGGTTCAGCATTTACTCCAGCAGCAATCCATCCGTTTGCTGTGGCCTCCGCACTATCAGCAACTACTACGTTTACTACTGTTCCGTTATCTACTATAGCCCATTTTGCCATTTTACACTCCGATTAAAAGCACACAGCCGTCCGTACCAGGAGTTTTTGATCCTTGATAACTTCCACCAACTCCACCAACTCCATATCCAGATCGTGAACTAGTGCTGTAAGTTCCTGGTTGATTCTTATGTCCAAAAAGAGTCGTTGTGACAAAAGTTCCAGTAACTGTCCCAGTTGGACCTCTAAACGCAATCGCCCCTCCGGATACTGACGGCTGATATGCCGCACTTCCGTATGAATTTGATACAGCTCCTCCACCACCTCCCATACTGATTGTTTGGCTACCAGCAGTAACTGTGGTTGTTCCTCCGGCCGAACCATTGGAGGCACTAGCGCCGCCAGCGCCAATCTGAGTGATTGTTATCGTAGTACCATCTGTAATGTTGGTAAAGAGTGCTGCTCCATAAGAGTTACCACCATTACCACCATGTTGTGCAGATGCACCACCACCTCCACCTGCAAGATGAACAATAACATTACCGTCGCCTTTTTTGACCGCGCTTCCTGTTGCAGTAAAGAACTGAATACTACCTCCACCACCAAAAGCTAAACCGGTTACATAACTAGAATCAATTAACGCGACGACTGAAGCAGAATCAATAGTTGATATTCTACTATTGATGTATGCAGAATCAACTAAACCCAAAGTATTATCTGAATCATATGATGATGTTCTACTATTGATGTATGCAGAATCAACTAAACCTATTGTATTGGTTGAATCATATGTTGTATAACCTTCATCGTTATTAAACGAACTTAAATTTGTCGGCCGGCCGGTAAGAGATGAATATTGAAAATCTTGTCTTGCCTGTACGTATGTGCTATTAACTGTAGCAAGAATAGAGGAATCAATCATCGGCTGAGCAACAATAGCAACATCAGCAGAATCTGCACCGGCTGCAAATGACTGTCTTGCTTGAACGTAAGAAGAATCGATTAAACCTATTACCTGATTTGAATCGGGTAAAGCACTAATTTTATTATCTAAGTCAGTAAAGTTACCATCAAGCTCTTGATGAGTAAGCTCACTTCCCTTTTGTCCTCTTAGTGTAATTGTCATTTCTAATCCTATCCAGGATATGTAGGCCAAGTTGGATTTGGCCACCCTGAGGCTGTCGGTAAATCTCTTAGTTCTTGTCTATAAGTTGCCCATACCGTTTTATCTGAATCAGATAAGGGACCACCTGGTAACTGTGTCCAGTCAGTTTCGGCTAAAATTGTGTTTCTACGCAATTTGGCCTCTGATTCCGTAAAGGTCGGCGCAGGACCTTCGGGCATAACTTGATCTGTATGAGGTATGTAGCCATTAGCAGCTGCAAACGCAGAATCTGCAACTATGATATTTTCAACAACCCCATCTACAATTTTTACAAAATTTGGCATTTTAAACTCCCCACATCATTACGGCACCGTCTGTTCCGCTAGTAATGTTGACATTGGTACTTACTATACCTTCACCGAAACCGGGTATGAATAGCAACCCGGTACCATTTGAATAAGCCGCTCTTCCTCTACCTGGGTTAAGATCTGTTGCACCACCTGTGGCGGTTACATTGTCTCGTGGTACACCATTGTTACTGAATTGGGCACTGGCAGAACCTCCGCCCCCAGGTATTGATAATGTCTGAGTTCCATCGGTTACAGTTGTTGTTCCACCGTTTTGTTGCTGACCACCTCCTAGTCCAATAGTTACAGTAATAGTTGCTCCATCTTGTACGTTATTCAAGAATCCATGGCCAGATGAATGGCCGCCCTTCAAATTGTTCCCCGGGGAACCGGTTGTTCCGCCCCCTCCTCCTGCTAGTCTTACATAAACGTTACCATTACCTTTTTTAGTTAATGTTGTTGACGATGTTATAAGAACAACCCCTGTTGAATCTGACATTACACCAGTACCAACAAGTGGAGTAGTTATTGCTGTTACTTGAGCTGAATCAAGGCCAGCAGGAGCACGTGCGGTGACATACGAAGAGTCGACTAGATCGATCACTTTATCAGAATCAATAGAAGAAACTCGAGCATTAATATATGCAGAATCGATTATACCGAAAGTATTATCTGAATCATATGTTGTATAACCTTCGTCATTAGTAAATGAGCTTACATTTGACGGTCGACCAGTAAGCGACGAATATTGAAAGTCTTGCCTTGCTTGCACATAAGCATTATTAACAGTAGCAAGTATAGAAGAATCAATCATTGGTTGTGCGACAATAGCAACGTCTGCTGAATCAGCGCCTGCAGCAAAAGATTGCCTTGCTTGAACGTAAGAGGAATCGATAAGTCCTATTACTTGCGCAGAGTCAGGCAAACTTGATATTTGACCTGCAAGATCGGTAAAGTTACCATCAAGCTCTTGATGAGTAAGTTCACTGCCTTTCTGACCTCTTAATGTGATTGTCATGTCTATCTCCGAATTATATTGGTGCGTTCGCGCTGTCTATTGTTATATCAAATCCAAAACTACTATCAGGCATACCGATTATAGTCGTAGGATCTGGAGTTACAATCAATCTTTCTGCCTTAATATCAGAATCACCGTTTGCTCCAGTATCCATAAAGAAGAGATCGGCAACAGACTTACGAATAATATCGCTGTTTGCAATCGGTCCGTAGAAACTAACTTTCATTTCAAAAGAAAGAGTATATACGATCGTTCTTCTTGCTTCTTGTGGCCCTTCAAAATCATCACTGAATGTTAAACCTTGTATAATAATTGGAATGTCTTCTTTAAAATCCGGATAATCGTCAGGAAAAGGTTTAATCGTTAATGTATATTGCGGATTGAAAGTTGGTATAATCTGCTCTACAATCTGCAATGCATCGTCTTGATTCTTAGCATATACGTTTAAATCAAAATTAATATTATATGGTACAGGCGAATAAAACTTTGTTCTTTGTGCAGTCGTTTGTCCTAATGTTTTAAATGTCGAAACTTTTGTAAGTTGTCGAGAATTATCATATGTAAACGAAGTAATCTCAAAAGACATTCTCGGCAGCTTAATCGCTGTCTTCGTATCGGTATCTAAATCAGGCTGCTGTCTGATTCTTTCAAGGTACTTCATTCTCGGCGCATAAGCCAACGGCACCTTTAATTGATTCAGCACCCCACCCGCAGAGTTCTTACGAACAACATAAATGTTGTTAAAGAGTCTGCCAAATATTGAAACAGACTTGCGAATCTTCTCATGATAAAAATGTGTACCGAACATTAATTATTCTCCGGATCACCGAACGGATTATCTTCACTAAAGTCAAGGAAGTCATCGACAGTAGTTGCTGAGAATATCTCATTCTGTTCGGTTTCTGATATCTTATTCAATTCTGTTACACTCTGTATTTCTAGACCAGTAATACTATTATTAGTACTATTTATTAGTACACCGTCAGCGGCTGCAAACGGTGGTAATGCAGAGTCTTGCAAGAAGGAATGATATAGTCCATCGTCAGCACCTACATGTGCAAGATAGATGTACCTAGACGAATCACCAGAAGAATCGAGTAGGATTCTTTGTATTTCACCAGACATCTTAACACCACTTGAGAATGTCTGTGTTACTGTATCACCGACAGCAAAATCACTATCGACAGCAGAACCGCCGATAAAGTTAATGGTAGGTGCTATGCTGTAGCCATCTCCAGAATCTGTAATTGTAATTGTACCGATAGCGCCGAATGAATCTACTGTTGCAGTTGCAGTTGCACTGTCTCCAAGTAGAATAGTATCACTACTATCTGCAATAATTTGCAGAGTTGGAGGAGTTGTGTAATATCTTCCACCTTGTGTTAATGTAATTGTACCGACGTGATCGCTGTCCAAAGTAATTGTAGCTGTCGCTTTTTTCGGAGCTTTGACTCTCAGTACGTATTGATATGTGCCAGATTGTTCGATATCCTGAATTGCAGCAATACTTGTATCGAAGTCTTCTCCACTGTATTCGAAAAGGTTACAGCGAAGTTTAAACACCGGAAGATTTTCAATCTGATAGAATGGTTGTTCATGTTCTACATGACTGATTTCAAACATTTTGTTTGTCAGTGGTATGTAAATTAAGTCACCTTCTACAGGTCTTTCTGCTACAATGTCGTTGTCAGGTCTATTAACTTGCGCAGCAAACCGAGAACGTGCAACCACTAAAGTTACCTCATCTCGTATCTCAACTCCAAATCTTGTAAATAGATCTCCTTCACCGTCAAAGCCTTCAACATTCTCAATATACATTTCAATTTTATGAGATGTCGGAAAGCGAGATGATGGATCTTCTCCAAGAAGAACATCTTCATTTACAAGATCTCTCGGTAAATAGTAAACGTCTTGGCCATATATCTTGAGTGCCTCAATTACGAGGTTCTCATACATGTCCATTTCTGATCTGACTTTTTCCGAGAAGTAAAAGTTA